TTGACAGCCTCGTATCCTTCTCTTTCAATGTTGGCCTCGGCAATCTCCAACGCTCTAGCATCCGCATGAAGCACAACCGTGGTGACTTTGATGGCGCTGCGGAAGCCTTCATGCAGTGGACCAAGGCCGGCGGTAAAGAACTGCCTGGCCTAGTAAAGCGTAGGAAAGATGAGATGTCTTTGTATCTTAGATAAAAAAAAGAGCCTCCGAAGAGGCCCTAAAGGACAACACCCAGACTACCAAAGGAACATAATTCTGAACACAAACAAGTCGATGACTATGCCTTTATTAAACTCATCGTCATCGCCTAATTGCACAAATTCTGCACCAACCATCATACCAGAAATAAGATAAAAGTCTATAATCATATTTCGCAATGCCCAGAAACGCACGCAAGCGTCTGAGCACCCTCCACGTTATCATCCTTCTCAACCAAACTGTCCCAATAGATATTAGTAGGCATCTTCGCTAAGAGTTCATTATATGCTTCTTCGGAGCACTCTTCATAAGGCGCTTGACGGTAACTACCGCCATCCCAAGGCAGGAAAGACACGCCAGAGACTTCATCAAAGTTGCGCCAAACCCATGCGCCAACGTCCATCCATTCATCTTCCTTAACAGAGATAGTCACAGACGGTTTGTGTTCACACCAGTGCCGCTGATACATCAACCATAGGTCAAGGTGCTCTAATGCTGTTAGATCGTCACGCAGTCTTGCTCCTTCAGGAGCCTTCATTGGAAATGAAAAGACTATTGTGCTGTCTGGTCGCATTACACAATCTTCGGCAGGAATGCCAGCCTCTGCTAAAAAAGTCGAAAGAGGGTCCTTTTTATCGCCACGAACCCTTCGTATGTAATAACGACTATGTCGAGCATGAATACCAGAGGCAGAATCAACAAGTTGGCTAACAGTGCCACTAGGTTTGACACAAGTAATAGCAGCAGACTGAGGGATTCCCAGATTTGTTGCAAAGTCCAGATTGGTGCTAACGGCGACTTCGCGTAACTGTTCAAGATTCTTCGCAGTGCTGTCACAGACTTCTCCCATCCAGTGATTATCTAAAATACCAGTCAACGACACACCTAAGAGGCGTTCCTCTTCCGTGTTCTTATTCCATATCTTACGCAGGTAAGGGAAGTGTGTCAATGTAGACTGGAATGTGCCCAGGATCGTTGCTATGCGTACTTTCCTAGCTAGTGTCTCTACAGTGTCCTCTGCTCTGACCACCACCTCTGTGAGGTTACAGAATTGGTATGGTCGAAGTATGATTTCTGAACAGGGATTAGTTCCGAAGTCATAATCTCCATCACGCCTCCCGTTTTTCTTAGCCTGACTTTTACTTGCGGCTCGTGAGAAGATACCACGCTCTCCAGAGTGACTGTTATAAAGGCTTGTCCATTCAGAAAGAAACTGTCCAATATCTGGTTTAGTAATGTAAGCTGCTGAGTTGTTAGCGAGTGCTCTTTGTCCATTGTGTGTCCACCAATCTCCTGATTTTGCATGACGCATCCTATCGTCTTCTAAGTCTGACAGACTAATCATTGCTGATCGTCTGACGCCACCCACAACAACAACTTCCCCGATTTTACACAGAATATCATGACATTCGATTGATGTAAGTTTTCTACCTGCGGCTGCTCTAAACTTGGCAACAGTGAATTTAAAAAGTTCATCCAAAGGCCCTGGACCAGAGGCACGTCCTCCAAAAGTTTTGAGCCTGGCTCCTGCAGGTCTAATTTTGGATAGGTCATACCTTGCCACTTCCCCAGAGTATAGTAGAGCGATGAGTTGGCGTAGTGCTTTAGCCCACCCTTCTTTAGAGTCTGCAACCGAAATAACAGTCTCAGAGTCAAACAACTGGTCAGGGACTTCAGGTAATTCATTGACATATTTATGCTCCACAGAAAAGCCTACGCCTGTGCCACACAGCAGGATATACATAGCCTCATCAAAGGCCTTTGGGTCATCGACAGGCAAGTATGAACAATTGTAGCCAGCAGTGTTATCACGGTCAAGTGCCTTGCCGGCAGTCATGATAGACCGCATTGAAGGCATCACTTCCAGGTTAATGATTGCATCTTTGAGTTCTTTGTACAACTCATCACTAATCTTGTAGTTGTGTTTGTCTTGCAGGTGCTTATACATAAACACCATGTACCGATTCACTGTTTCGTGCCAGTGCTCACGGCGGTCCATTTCAGGCAAGAACCGACTGTATCGACTCTTTGCAATAAATTCAGAATAGTTATTCATTTTAGTCATCTAGGTCTATCTCCAGTTCATCAAACTTATCTTCAATCTTATCTGCAAATCTTTCTACTAATTCCTCTGATGAGATATTTAAGACTTCTAACAGAGTGATTTCGTCTAACTTGCTCATGCGTTCCATAATATCTCGTAGTGTTAGCGACATAACCTCTTCAGTGCTTCATCCAGCCCTGCCTTCCAATTAGTAAATGGTTCATACCATACAAGTTCCATCGAATCATACCAAGGTGTTGTCGGTGAATTTACTGGATGATAAAACCAACCAGCATATTCAGCCGCACCAATAAGATTGATAGTCCTCACCCCCAACGCTCCTGCCAAGTGTGCAACTCCCGTATCGATAGTCACGATTGCATCTAAGGCAGCCAACTTCTTTGCCGTATCCAGCCAGTCCCTGCCATCAAGATAACTAGGCATGAAATCAGGCTGAATCTGCAATGATACTACATCTTTGTGTTTTTTCAACTTATTATAAAAATTCTCTGCTAACTCTTGTGGTATTTTCTTTGCTTCAGCGTTCCACGAAGAGTTTTCACTTTTCCAACAAAACCCAACCTTGTCTGTCTTCTCCACATCAAACTTAAAGTAGCCTTCAGAGCCGTAGACCTTCTCAGGTTGTTTTGACGGAAGAAGGCTGTATTGTAACAACAACGAAGGCAGTGATAGTGCTCTGACACGAACAGCCTGTGATGGACAGTCCATGTCGCTAACGATGCCATCACATCCTTCAATCTGGGATATAAGGGGATTTAAGTTCCTCGTCATAGCCACAGAGACAGACTTCAACTTCAGTTCTCTAAGCAGTGTTATAAAGCGGCTATACATGATGTTGTCGCCCATGCCTTGCTCATTCGTGATGACTATGTTGCGGTTCACAACATCAAGGCCAGGAATCCACTCTGGTGCTCGTGCTAATGGTGTTTTAGCACCAAGAGCAATCTTGACTGGATTATACACACGATACTCAAACAGGTTAAAGCCAGGAAGCCAATTGCCTTTCTTTAACTCAGCAATGCCTTTGAGCATATTACGGCTGTAGAGAGACGCTTCACTCATAGTAAGACTTCTTAATCCTATCGTAGTTAGCGAGAGCGAACTCTAGGTAGTGCAGTGCCTTCTCTAGGTCCTCTTTGCCGTTCTTGCGATGATGCCGCTGTACATACTTGATGACGTTACACAGCCAAGGGTCTAACTCCCAATCTAAAAACACATCCCAAGGCTGAATGCCAGTCTTGTAGTGGTCACCGCCAATCTGCTTTGTTGCGATGTAGTCGCCTAATGTTTTATGCTGCTGTGACACTGGCGTGCTCCTTTATTGCTTTGGAGGATTTGGACCAGGAACCACAATCCGTACACTGGAATCTTTGGAAGGTTCCGGTGGTGGTGTAGGTAAATCCACGCTTTTGCAGTCTCCCGCTTCCACAGTTGGGACAACCGTGACCGTTGAAGAGGTTATGATTAGGGTGAGACTTAATCCAAGGTAGCAGACGATCATATACTTTCTCCAGCAGCAACACATCCTGCTTGTTGTACTTCTCCATTACTTTCCACGCAGCGGGGTCTTTGTTCATGCATTTGACCCATAGTTGGTAGCCTTCATGTGCAGTCTTCTGACCTAAGCCAAGCCTTTGTGCAATGTGGTCTAACTTATTGCTTGCAAAACGGAACTCTTTGCGAACTACCTTTAGCAAGTCAATCTGTTTATACGGGGCCGGCGGTGCCAGATGATGTAGTAGAAACTCTTTATTGAGCACTGGTATGTCAAAGCGTGTGCCATTGTAGTGACACACAGCATCAGCCTCAGAGATTAGGTCATGAATCCGCTGAAGCATATTCTTTGGTTCTTTAGTCTTGAACACAGAATCGAACATGACTTCTTTCTTGCCGTACCATTTCGCTGCCCAACACAGGACATAGGATGACTCTAGCAAGTGCTCAGGACTGATGTACTGGTCACGAAGGCCCCATATGTGTGCAGTATTGGGGCTTGTTTCGATGTCTAGCATCAGTAGTTTCATTCGGCATCCTCATTCAGCGCATCGTAGTAGTCCTGAATATCTTCTTCGGTGTACTTTTTATCTTCAAAGTAACGCTGAAATAAACACTCATTGAGGTCGCCATCAATCTTAACTTTCTGGCGTACACCTTCAAAGCCAACGTGCTCAAGGAAGCGGCAGAACTGCCACAGAATCGGATGCCAAGGCTGGTCAGGAC